CCCATCTCTTTTAATAAAAAATTATTAGCAAGTTTAATATTATTGGTAGGTCTAATAAGTGCTGGGCATTTCTACAATAAATTAAATGGTAATGCACGTCTAAGTCTATGGGTAAACTCAGGTTATATGATTGCAGATAATCCATTACTAGGAGTTGGGCCAAATAAATTCGTATCGTCGTATGGTAAGTATCATAACAATTTTAAGAAATATAGACTTACAACAGATACGGTTGTTGAGAGTCATCCACATAATGCTTACATTGAGACAATGGTGGAGAATGGAATACCATTCCTTGTAATATTAATGATTGTCTTAATAGCATTGTTCGTAAAAATATATCGTGATCCTCATGTTAATTCTAAATCTTTATTTATTTCAATATTTATATTTTTATCTATTAATGTATTTTTCACCTTCTCCTTACAGAGACCTACCATCTATTATTTTACTGCATTTTTTTTAGGGCAAACTTTGAGATTAGATCTTAATCGTTATCGACTTCCTTTAAATTTTAAATATGCATTCCTAATTCCTGTAGTAGTGTTCAGCTATCTAGTTTATTCTAAATATTTATCTCATCGTAATTTTTATAAGTATGGTGGAAATTTACCTGCTGTAAAACAGTCTTGCAGTCTATGGCCTGTGACATGGATATTCTGCATGAGACAAGGTGAGATGGAAATAGGAGTTAAAAGGTTAAAAGCTGCTGAAAAAACTTTTGAGAAAATTATCGTTAATTACCAAGGTCTCTATCCAGTGATGGGTAAGCAAGGTATAGTGCATTATTTTAATGGTGGTAAAGAGAAGGGTTGTAAACTCCTTAATGAGTATAAAAATATTCTCCAGGGTAAATCTTACTTAGATCCCTTTATTTCTAAGCATTGTAGGAGCGAGTGATGAGTGCTAATAAGGAGATTCAACTCTTTCAAGAATTGATTGATAAACATCGATATGATTTTTGTAGATTAGCTTTTGTGATATTTCCATTTGGAGAAAAAGGTACTGACCTTGAGAACTTCATGCCTTATGAATGGCAGATGGAAGAATGGCAAAGACTCTCTGACCACTTGCAAAATATTGAGACTCGTTATCAAACTTATAGATTAATAATTTCTTCAGGTAATGGTGCTGCTAAGACCGCATGGGGAGCTATGACTATGCTCATGCTCATGTATACTCAAAAATTGAAGGGTAGACTTACGGCAAATACTGATCCTCAAATGAAGTCGATTGTATGGCCGGAATACGATATATGGTTTAGACGTGCCAGGTATATAAATCATTTCTTCGAAAAATTTGGAACATCCATAAAAGCAAGAAAACCTGAATTAGCTGAGAGTTGGAGAATTGATACAGTAACTTGGTCAGAACAATCTCCAGCTGCTATTTCAGGTCTACATAATAAAGGTGGAGCTTGTGCCTATGTCTTTGAAGAAGGCCCAGGTATTCCTGCTATTATTTGGAATTATGCTTCAGGTGCTTTTACTGAGACTGAGACTATAAAAATACACATGGCATTCGGGAACTCAGATGATCCTGAAAGTAAATTTGAACAAAATATGACTTCACCTTTATGGAAGTCTAGAAGGATTGACACTCGGGAATTAAAACATATTGATCCTAAACAAATTGAAGCGTGGTTGATAGATGCTGGTGGAGATGAAGAAGATGATGAGTTTAGGGTAAGGGTTAGAGGACTACCTAGGAAAAGTTCTAAAGATTCCATTATAAAAATTGAGTCTGTTGAAGCAGCATTTGCTAAGAGAAATATTTTTAAATTAGAAAGTGTAGGAAATTTCCCTATCATCTTGGCATGTGACCCTGCCTGGACAGGTGGAGATGAAACCACTATATGGTATCGACAAGGACACTATCATAAAATTTTAGAGAAATATAAATTAAGAAAAAATCAAGGTGAAACCCACCAGCTTACATACAATAAGCTTTGCTACTGGGAACGAACTCTAGGTGCAGACTGGGTTAACATTGACCAAGGTGAAGGAACTGGTATTTATACCTTGGCCATGAATGCTGAAAAATATCACTGGGTTCTTGTCTCGTTTTCGAATAATCCTACAGACCAACCAGATCCTAAAGAGAGTGAGTACGCAAATATTAGAGCAATGATGTATTATAAATTACAAGATGCTCTACTAAAAGGTGGTGTACTTGACTCAAAAGAAAAGGCCTGGGAAGAAGAAGCTAAAAAGCAATTGTGTTGGACAAAAGGTACACGTCATAAAGTTACTCATAAAAAATTAGCAGAGTCGAAAATAGATATCAAAGCTAGAGTTGGTAAATCCCCTGACCTTGCAGATGGTGCAGTATTACTCTACGCTCATGAGATTGTTGATAGACTCCCTGATAATGAGATGGATATATTAGAACAACACACTTTGCAGACAGGTTCTAGAGTTATTAAAATGCCTGACTATGAGGTAGATTATGGAGATGACTATGGACTTTACGATTGAAACTATTAAAGACAATTTAAAAGAAGTACAAGATTTATCAGAATTACATTATCTAGAATCAGCTCCATATTTTGACATTCCTCTTAAAGTTGATTGGGAAAAAGTTTTAAAACTTGAAAGACTTAATGTGCTCAAAACATACTTCATGAAAAAGTCGAGTAAAATAATTGGGTATGCATCTTTTAGTTTAGGGCCTAGCTTAGAATATAAAACCTCTTATCAAGCTTCACTATTTAATATTTTCCTTCATCCTGACTATCGAGGTGGTGGGAGAAAATTTATTGCATGGTGTGATGAACAATTGCAAGATTTAGGCGTTCAAGTAGTCTACCATCACGTTAAAGCGAGAAATGACTATGGTGTATTGCTTAAAAGATTAGGATATGTCAAGATGAATATAGAGTATAGTAAACGACTAGACAAGGATTAACATATATGTGTGGTGGTGGTGGAAATGTAGTTGAGAATTTATATGAAGATGCAGAGGACGTTGTAAAGGATGTAATTGATAATCCCTTAGAGCAACTTATAAATATTCCAACTCAAGTTGGTACAGGTGGACTAATTGGTTTTGAAGATGGAAAATTTGAAAAAGGAACAACACTAGATATTTTAGGTCAAGGTTTCAAAGACATCTCAGGAATTTCAGCAGCAGAAGAGGCCACAGAAGAATCTAGACGACAATTTGAAGAGACCAAGAATAGAGAACTTGAAGGTAGAAAAGAAAGACAAGCTCAATCCGCAAGAGAACAGTTAAGACTTTCAAGACAAGCAGGTAGTGTTAGTAGGGGTGGAATTAAGACAGGTAGGACTGGAGGGGGTTCAAGGTTCTCCTCATTGGGTTCTGATGAACAAGACTTTTTAGGTTTATAATGGAAAAATATTCTAGACAAGATTGTGAATTTCTAAGGTTTCAAGCTAAGACAATTTTCGATAAAGTCCGTGGGACTTGGTGTGATCTTTTACGCTGGGCCTTACCCCATAGATCAACTTGGATTTTATCTCAAACTCCAGGTCAACGGAAAAACCAACATGTGGTTGATCCTACTCACACTTTAGCATTAAGATCTTTTGTAGCTGGTTTCTTAGAAGGGAATACTTCTGCATCTAGGCCATGGGCCAGAGTTGGTGCTAGTAATAGTGATCTAAATCAAAATGATGAGAACAAAGAGTGGTTACAACATTACACTAGAAGAGTTTTCAATTATCTAAGTACATCTAATTTCTATCATGCTGCTGGAAGTTTTTACTATGACTATGGTGCAGTAAATACTGGTGCTCATATTATGGAAGAACTTGATAATAATTTCTTCGTACATACTTTAGTGCCAGGTTCATATTATGCGATCAATGATAGTTATGGTGAAGCTGTAGTACTAGTGAGAGAGTTTGCTTTAAACGTAAAATCTATTGTAGATCGTTATGGTAAAAAGGACGAGAATGGTAGAGCTGATTTGTCTAATATTTCTGATCATGTAAAAACAATGTATGAGGATAGTAATTATTCTCACATGGTAGATATCGTTCATGTACTTAAAGAAAATCCTCATTATGATTTTAGAGAACCCGATGCTTTTGAGAACAAAAAATGGTTACAACTCACTTATGAATTAGGTGGGCCAGGAGGACTGGAGTTCGGAACATCTTTGAGTGATCCATTAGATGATAAGTTCCTTGAGGTTTTTACAGGGAAAAGAAAACCTTTCATCGTAGGTAAATCTACTGAAGATTTTGAATATGGTGAGAAAGGCCCAACGTTAGATGCCCTTGGTCTTATTAAATCTTTAAATAAAAAAGCGATCAGTAAAGACCAAGCAATAGAACAAAGCTTAAACCCTGCTTTACAAGGGCCTGCTAGTTTAAGAAAGAGTTATATAAGTCACGCTCCAAATACTTTTGTACCACTTGATGCTAAGTCAATGTCAACAAAACAAAAATTGGAACCTATATTTCAAATTAGTCCAGCATTTGGGCCATTGGTTCAGGATGTTGCAGATATGAGGCAGCAAGTCGATAAATTGTACTATGCTGACTTTTTATTATATTTGTCTCGTAATCCTAAAACTAGAACTGCAACTGAAACTAATGCGGTTCTTGACGAGCAACAAAGAGTTATTGGCCCAAATCTTCAAAGCTTAAATAATAGTTACAATGATCCGGTATTAGAATGGGTTATGGACTATGTTCTTTTTGAAGATCCTTATTTGAAACCTGCACCAGTAGGATTAGAAGGCCAAGCATTAAAACCTGAGTATATTTCAATTTTTGCTCAAGCTCAAAAAGCTGCTGACCTTCCAGCAATTGACCGTTACATGGCAATGATAGGAAGTGTGGCCCAGATCGATCCGAGAATTTTACAAAAGGCCAATACAGATAAACTTGCAGATTTGTACGAAGACCGATTATACTTACCATCAGGGTTGAATAATCCTCAACGTAAAGTAGATGCTATGAGACAGCAGGCCGAACAAGAGGTTAAGAGGAAGCAGGCATTGGAGGAAACAATTCCAGCAATGGCCAAGGCATCAAAAGATATGGCAGCATCAAAACAACAATCATAGGAGGATATATGAAATTATTTTTATTTTTAGTCTTTACACTTTTTTCCTTAAGTTCACTTGCAGGCTTTGAAGGCCTTAATGATGGAAGCAGTTTAAAAATCTTCAATCGTATTAATTGTGATGAAGGTATTACTTGCACTAGAGCAAGCAAAGGTACACTTACAATTGCTGCTGGTGTAGCAGGTGACTTAGATGGTGAAGGAAGTCAAACAATAACAGGATATCTTAATTATCAAAACACTCTTACTACAGAGAGTTTAACTGCAGCAGACTGTATGACTAGTCATATTAAGAGTATTGCTGGAACTGTAGAAATAGAACTACCTGAAGCTTCAACTGTCTTGGGTTGTAGGTATACATTTGTCACTGGAACTTCTGAAGGAATTTTTGTTGTAGATCCTGATGATGCCGATCAAATTTTAGTTGAAACAAATGCAGTTGGAGATTCTATAACGAATGGAACTGCAGGTAACACTATAATGCTAGAAGCGATCTCTGCTACTCATTGGGTATCAATAGGTACAGTAGGTACATGGGCAGATGGAGACTAGTAAAGCTGCTGAATTTCAAGAAGAAGAATTACGCCGAGAATATTTAGAACACAGAGACGTGTTGTTATCAATCGGTGTAATTCTTAAAACCAATGAAGGCCAACAATTTTTTAAATATCTATTTAAAACTTTAGATGTCACTTGTACTCCTACGGACGGTATGGAAGGTGCTTTTCTCCATGAATATTTAGGCCATTTAAAAGCAGGTAATTCTATATATAAACTAGCTTGTGAAGCTGATCCTGAAATTTCAGCTAAACTTTTAGCTAAACTAGAAAGGGAAAGATATGAGCGCATCCTTGAACAACACAGACTCGACTACGAACAATAATCCTTCAACTGGTTATGGTGAAGGAAATCCAACACCTCAACCAGATCCAGCACCAGCAGATAAGCCTGTTGAACCTGAGCTTGATGAGTTTGGTTACGCT